TTTCTAGGTACGTTATGTAATTCCATATTAAAATACATCATTATTCCAGTCTTCTGGCCATAGCTTTTTAGCCACTGCTTTTCCAACTATCATTACTACTAGGGCTATTGCTAGCCAACCTATTGCTTCTATCATATTTATTTATTTAATGTTTCTTTCAATAATGGCTTTAGCATTGCATGAACCTTATCAAAACCATGTAACTTCATAGCGTCTGATATGTCTTTGCATATAGTTGGTACAAAACCGTTAATCTTATATGCATTAGCATATCTTTCAACAGCCTTGAGGCCAGCCTCATCATTATCAAAGAGAGTTATTACTTTTTTGTACTTCTTTTTTAAATGCTCTATTACATAAGCTTTTATCATTGTATTTTCACTATCAGGAGCTAATACTTCTATATTATAACCCATACTCTTCAAGCACAATGCATCTTTAAGAGAAGAACATATTACTAAATATGGCTTGTCAAACTTAAGTTGATCATAACCTTGAAGATATTTTTTTACTTTGTGAAATTTATGCTTGCTACTGGTAGGCTGGTATATCTTAAATACTTCACCTGATTTATCAAAATAACCGTAAAGACATGCATTTTTTATAGTAAGAGATTCTACTTTATTCTTATCTTCTTTAACTAAATTATAATACTCAATAGGTTTTACATTATATTCTGATAATATAGACATACCTATTCTAAATGACAACCAATATTTACCATCAGTTTCATTCCAAGGCCTTGTCTTAATAAAGTCTACTTTCCATTTTGCTTCTGGCTTAAATTTTACTTCTTCAAAACCATTAGTCTTTACATGCAAATTATAATCCTTTACTATTCTTCTAGCAGCTTCTGGATACTCTATATTAAATAGCATCTTTACCAAATCAACTTTATTACCGTTTCTTCCTGTAGAAAAATCTTTAAACTTATATTGTCTAATCTTCTTATCTACATATATACAGAAACTTGGTGTCTTCTCATTTGGATTAAATATAGATGTTAGCTTTATATCCTGACCCGTCAACGGCTCAGACAGATTTAAATAATACTGAAATACCCAATAACTGGGTATATCTTGTTCATCTAATACTAAATTTTTTGTGTTAAACATAAAGGCTAAAATTAAATAAAAAAAAGGGGACAACCTAGATCACCCCCTCTTAATATTATTATATTGATTTACAAATCAAAATCATCACCTGATGCTGGAGCTGGTTCAAATGCATTTGTTGCTGGTACTTCTTTAACTATAACAGGTCTGTAGTGATTCTTATCATTTACATTATATGTAATTAATCTAGAATTTTCTACACCTAAAGCTTCAAGAGGAATTCCCGCTTTGCTTAGCTTTGGTAAGTAAAGATCATTATTTATGTAACCATCTTTGTTTTCCCACTCACGGGTACCTAAACAAACATTTACATATGTAGGTCCTGATAATACAGTATTACATTTAAGCATAAATTCTTCAATAGTATTTGCTTGAATAGCATCTAACTCAGTTCTCTTACCAATTTGCTCTGAAAGAAAAATCATTGCTTTCATAACTTCAGTGTCTCTACTGATTTCATTACCGTTTGGTAAGATAGCATCTTTATATGCATACTGAGAAAATCTTACTCTTCCTACTTGGCCTGCATAACGCGGACTATTTGGATTATTAGGATCTAATAAGAAACCTTGAAATTCTCCTTCTATAGGTTCTGATTCTACATGTAACATAATATTAAATGCATCCGCAGCATATGGCGTTACATCAAATGTGATTGAGTTGATTTTAACAACTTGATTTCCTGGTCCAATTACTGGTTTTTCTTTACCGCTTCCGGCTGACATTCCACTGGTACTTAACATAATTTTTGTTTTATTAATTTATTAATTATTCTTCATATTTTTTCATACAGTCTTTTACATACTGTAGGTTGTTTGGGATGAAGCGTTCTTCAAACATACCTTGAGGTGATTTACATGTGTTCTCTCCATTGTTTTGAGTTTCAAAACCATATTCAAGTTCACCATCATCATTTTTATTTACTTTACCAAATAACACAATTGAAAATAAGCCTTCTAAAGTCAAAGTATTGTCTATCATTTTACCTATAGTTTTTGCTTTAACCTTTCTATTTCCATTTAAATCTGTTGAATCTTCCGAATGAGTTAAGAAAATTACAGTTAAGTCATCTCTTAAATCTTTAGGCATCTTAGCCACCTGGGCAAGATTAGCCGCAATTTGAGTAAACTTATCATAACCTTTCTCATTAGCTCTATCAAAATACTCAAAGGAGCTCATATATTGCCAGTCATCAACTACTAGAGTTTTGATTGCAGGCATTTTCTCATCTACATGTTTTATAGCTTTCATAATGCCTATAGCAGAAGAAGCTGATGCTAAATTACCTTTAGGATTTTCTTTACTAATTAAAGTATAGTTTTTCTTCCAACCTTTAAAGGGTAATGGTTTATTAGCAATGTTTATGATAAAAGTTTCATCTGGATTTAAATTTCTAATAGCAGTGGATTTTCCAGTTCCTGAATCTGCTATGACTAATACACTTTGCGCCATATCTATTTATTAAATTTATTAATTACTTTGGTTAAGGTTATCAAGGTTTGATTAATTTCTTCCAATTTGTTAACTAAGTCTGAAGACGGTGTTGCTTCTGGGTCAGCAATATTAAATACATCAGCAATATTACTAGATGTTTCACTCTTTACAGATTTAGTAGAGAACTTTGATTTTGCAGGAGCAGTAACTATATCATTAACTACTTTTAACTCACTTACAGGAATCATATGTCTTTGAAATCCTGAGTTAGAAGTTACAAGTTCATACTCTGATTTCCAATGTGGGTTATAATGCAAAAGATATAACGTTCTCTTTGAATCTTCACTTACATAGTCTATACTTACAAACTCTGTATATATATCTTCTTCTTTCTCTAATTCACTAGGAAAAAAGCTTACGTGTAACTCATCCTTACCAGAAGGCCTGTATGCCATCTTAGGTATGTATAATGCATTAATCTTACCTTCTGTTTGAAAGTAATCTTCATGCAACTCTCTTAAATCAGAGACTCTTTTTTTACGCTCTGCAGTTGATATTGCCATTAATTAATTTTTTAAGTGTTTATCTTCTTTCTTGTTGTGATGGTGTTAGCATTTCTTCAATCTTCATCTGTTCAAACTTAGCTTTAAAGAAACTCATTCTAGCATCACCATTTCTTGCTTTTAGAAAATGTAAAACTAACGTCTTGTCATCTTCTATAATATACCTATCAGGACCATAGTATCTAATCTTTTGCTTAGCTGGCCTGTTAATACCTATTAGCATATCCGCATGCTGTAACATTGCATCTGAACCAAAAATATCTGATTCTAATATATAGTTACCATACTTACCGTCAATTGCTCTCTCTGGACTATCTATGTTTCTGTTTAATTGTGATAAAGCAATAAACAGAATGGGATAATCCCTTTTACATTGTGTAAAGAACTCACCTAACTCAAACATCATATCTAATGTATTATTTTGATAAGGTGCTCTCTTGACTAACATTGTATGATCAAGTGTTACAATTGTCTTCTTACCTTTATGTAAATTCATATACATGTCAATTTGCTCACGCATTTGATTTACAGTTAAGGGCGTGCTAATTATATCTACAGGATTCTTAACTCTTTCCTTGGCATACATTAAACACTTATTCAATACTTCCGGTTGTAAAATACTACCTGCACTACACAATTCCTTATATGTTTTACCAGTCATAGAACTAAATTCTCTGATTGCTGAGGTTCTACCCACCATCTCAAATTGAAATTCTAATACTCTAAACTCATCATGAGGGTTAAGTGCAAATGACTCTCTAATGATTTGATCTTTGATTAATGTTTTACCTGAACCAGGCCTACCACCAATAACAGTTAGAGTATTCCATTCTAAACCATCAGTAGCAGCATCATTAAACTTAGGCCAAGGTGTGTATATAGATTTCTCTTCACCCTTTTGCCTAGCGTTCATATATTTTAATGCTTCGCTAAATGCAGCATGTTGTCCTACCCATGATTTATCAGTTTTACCCATTATACTACCTTTTCTTTAAAAGTTTTTTCTTCTGTATCAATTCCATCTCTAATCATGTCACAATAGTCAGCTAAAGTAGAAGACTTAACTTTATGCTTATCTTGCTTGCATATAAAGTATTGACTGGTCTGCATATACATATACTCTGCATCCCGGTATTCATTTACATACATCTTAGTTGCTTTTATAACATCAGGCCATTCATAATCATATGTTTCAAAGAACCATCTAAATGATTCTGATAACATTTTTACATTTACTCTTGCAGGCTTACCGCTAGGTAGTCTAGTATTAGGAAATGTTTCTCTATATGCATTTATTTGCTCAGAGAAGTTTTTACCCATTAGCTGAATATCAGTCTTCTTCTTTGCTTTAATAAAATAATTGTCAAGCTTAGCACAGAACGCTTTTGCGCTTGGTGTTAACTTATATGTATCCTTTTCAAATATTAAAAATCCATTAGAAACCAATATGTCTTTATCTAATCTACTACTAGCTGTTGATGAAACGCCTTGCTTCATCCCAAATAGGATCAGACACTGGTTTGGTGTCATCTTTTCTTTCAATATTTTTTGCAACAGTTCCCACATATGTATCTATTTTAGTTTGTAAATTCTGCAGTATTGTACAGATTTTTTTATCTCTGGTTTCTATACCATTATTAATTATTCTACAAGAGTTTATAACTGTAGCATGGTTTCTATAAATTGCTTTTCCAATAGAAGTTTTAGAATAACCATCTTTATTGGCTAAGAAACTCATTGCCTGGATATACAATATAAAGTCACGCTCTCTTGATTTAGTTTTGAAATTATACTTTGCATACTTAGGGTGTTCTTCAACAACAGCAAGCATAGTTAATTGCTTATACATTGATAGAGTTAAATTAGATTTAGAAATTGCAGGAGTCAATACAAACAACTTTATATCATGCTCTCTGTAAAACCTTTTTTTAAAGCGCTCTATCTGAGCTTTTTGCTTAATCTTTTGAGTGTCAACCATTTAATTACTATTACGGGGTAACAAATATACCCATTATTACCAGTTTATACAAGTTTTATCTTGCTTAATTAACATTGTGTTTACTTTGTTAAATACATCATTGCAATCCCATTCTCCTCCTCTATATGCAGCAGATGCTGGATGAGGACATTTTAAAATTTTACAGTTAGGAAGTAAAGTTTGCCATGCTTCTGCTTTCTTACCCATCAATATAAATATTGTATTTGGGTTATGCCTATTGATATTGTCAAAGACATGTTCTGTAAAAGATTTCCATATACCATAATGAGAACCAATTTTGTTTATCTCACATGTAAATGCTGTATTAATTAAGAGCACGCCTTGATTAGACCAACGTCTTAAATCTACATCTCCATCCTTATCTTCAAGAGCTTTAAGTATATATTGTAATGACTTTTCAGCTTTACCTTTTCTACTGCAACTAAATGCAATTCCATCTGCAACGCCAAGCTGCGGATAAGGATCTTGTCCTACAATAACAACCTTTAAGTCATCATAAGGACATTCATAAAAACCATTAAACACATCTTTAAACCTAGGAGTAAAGCGCCTACCTTGTTCTACACTGTCACGTAGTTTTTCCATTATATAATCAAAACTTAATCCATTTACATATGGTGAAAGCATTCGGTCCCAACCACTGTTTTCCAGTTTATTATTTAAATTATCTCTTAATATATTGATGTCTATATCCATTTTTTTAGTAAATTATAGTATATTTGTTATTAAATTAATTATTATGGCTGACCAAGAACTGCATTCACGAGTTACATATGATTTTACCAAGAACATTACAGGTATAGAAATTAATCCTGCATATATACATGGTTTAGAAAGAATCACTAATAAAATGATTATTCAAAACAGTGAAAGAGGTGCTGAACTGCCAGGTATCTTTGCTAAGTTTGAGAAAATTGTTTCTCAAGCTAAATTACCATTAGATGAGCAAGAGCAAGTACCTTTAGATGAGTTTGAGGCTGATATATACACTTTGTTTTCCTTAATTCAGCTATTTAAGTATTTAGCTCAACAGCAAAACTTAGAAGTTAAAACAGAAACTACAGCAACTAAAGCTGACTTAGAAGAACTTGCCAAGATGATCCAGAAAGGATCAGATGTATCAGAAAAAATTAAGGATATAAATGCTAAAATGACTATAGTTAAATAGTTATCTTAGATTCATACCATTAAAGTTTCCTATTTCCACACATGCTTGTATTGCAAGATTTAATTCATCTTTGTCACAATCTGCAAAAGACTTACAATACTCTTGTCTGTCTCTTACAAAACATAAGCCGGCGGCTCTTTTTACTTCTAATTTGGCTTCTACAAATGTGTAGCCAATTTCTTGTGCTATTTCTCTAATCATAGCATGTATCCTGGCTAATTGTGGGTTACTACCTTTATCACCACCAATTCCTATAAATATTTCTAATTTAGAATCATCAGGTAATTGATTTAAGAACTTCTTAAACCTAGTGCCCACTGCTTTTATAGGGAAATGTAGTTCACCGTTCTTAATTGATGCTTTTACAAATAAGTTATCTTTCATAAAGACAATAAATTATATATACCCGCACTTGCTACACAAGATAGAGCTATTACTATTATCCAAAAGCAACCCTTGTAAATCTTTTCCATTTTCTCAGGTGATCTACCTTGATTACTTCTATACTGTCTAACTTTCTTTTTTTTCTTTGCCATTTTATATTGGTTTTATATCCCATGCTACACGATAGTCCGGATCATGAGGATCTAATTCTACATTAGACTTCTCATTAAACCACTGACCATTCATAAAAACATAAGTTGTGTTATTAACTATTTTTACTATTTTTTCACTCATGACGTTCTAAAATCTTTTCTTCTATGTCTTCTTCTAATAAGTGTTGTACGTCTACAGTAACTTGATTACCATTAACATCCGTATTAGTATACCAAACATGCTTTATATCTGCTGATGGTCCATAACCCGGTGTACCTGGATCTCCGTTGGAATCATACCATTGGTCTGGTTCACCTGGATCATAAGTATATTCTACTTCTACTGTTTCTCCTGTGTTTGTTATAAATTCCATATCACAAAAATCTTAGTGCTCCTCCGTCAACATAAACAAACTCTTGAGCACACTCAGTGCACTTAGCATTTGATTCATTGCGTAACAAAGTTGGCATGTTACAGTTAGGACAAGGTGTATCACCTTCTTCTATATATTCTTCTATTGCTTTTCTAGCATAACTGTGTATCATAGAGTCATGAACGCCACGGTATTCTAGTTCTTCTTGTTTCTCTATAAATAATTCTTTCATGCGTCCCATAGCTATATAGATTTAAATTCATCTCTCTTATTAGCTATCATTTGTCTTATAGTCATGCTATTTAAAGTGGCTTTGATTTCTTTAGCTCCATTGTTTTTTCCTACTAAATAAGAAATAAAGATTCCACATAGTGCTATGGTGGTGCATAAGATAATAATTAATGTTTCCATGATTTTGATTTTTTAAGGTTTATAGTATTTAATTTTAGTTGTATCAAAGTCTTTAAGGGCTTTTTCAACCCAGACTTCATCCTGTGTGCCTTTATAGCACAGTATATGGCATGTTGCAGTATCTGAAGGGTTTAACCTTAGAAGCCTTCCAATCCTCTGTGAGGACTTTCTTTCATTACCATATGCATGCATAATAATACCTTCTTTTAAGTTTGGTATACTTATACCTTCTGACAGCTGTAAGACGCATGATAGCTGATCTATTCTACCATCAGAAAACAATTCTAAATTATCTTCAGACAATTTATTACCAGAATGATAGCTATGCTTGCACAGCTTATCTGCTTGTTTTTGGGTATTTGCAAATATAATACATTTAGATCTTAGTTTAGTCACTAATGACTTAACATATAGCTCTTTAGTACTATATTCCATCAATGCTCTCATCCTCATAATAGCAGCGAACTGCTTTTGTTTGGGTGATTGAGCCTCTGCAACTCTTGAGCTTACATAATTATAATCTTTAAGTTCAGTTGTATACCAGTAGCCACCATTCTTCTTAGTCTTCTTCAACGTAGGTTTCTTAGATAGTTCTAACTGATGAACTATAATTCTATAATTATTTAAGATGTTAGAGTCTGTTGCTTGATCTACAGTAAACCTATATTTAATAGGGCAATATTTATTTACCATTACTGCTTTACTAGAGAAATCATCTTTCGGTGGAGTACCTGTCAATCCTAATATCTTACCAGTAAACTGTGATAAAAAGATTTCATGGCTTTCCAATAAACTATGACACTCATCTAAATAGACTATATCATAGTTATTTGGATTATGTTTCTTTAGTGATATGTAAGTAGTAAACGTTATATGTTTAATTAAATCTTGCAAGTTTAACTTTCCTAACTCATCTATCCAAGCTTGCGCTACTGAATGTTTGGGTATAACAACTAAAGCTTCTACTAATGGATTATAACAATATTGTAAGTGTTGTATTGCAATTCTTGTTTTACCTACACCCATAGATATACCCAATCCACATCTCTTATGTGCTTTTGCTACTTCAAGTGCTTGATTTTGTATTACATTTCTATTGGAAATAGTTTCAGAAGTATTTTTTGCCATAGTATTATTGTTATTGATAAAATGATTGTCCAAGCTACTATTTTAAGTAACCTATCTTTTTTATTTTCTTTCATTTCTCTTTGGTGTTAAAGGTTTCTTCATAGTAATCCTCAAAGGATACACGTTTACCATACATCACAGCGTCATCATAAACTTTCTTTATAATCAGTTTTGTTATGACTGAACTGTCTACTACTTCTTTCGGCTCACCCATGTTGCATACATTTATGAATCTTCAGCACTTCAATTAGTTCTTGAATTGGTGTTTTCATTTCTATTTTGTTTTAAAGGTGATCCCACAAGGACTCGAACCTTGAACCTACAGCTTAGAAGGCTGTTGCTCTATCCATTTGAGCTATAGGACCTGATCTTATAAATTAAACTTAAATCCTTTTTTCAGAAAAACCTAATTCTATAGCCTCTTCAGGATGCTCTTCTATATAATTATGACAAGGTCTACATACTGATAGCCAAGTACTAACTGCTAAATGGTATTGCCCACGTCCTTTTTTATGATGAACATCAGTTGCTCCTCCATTACAACAATGTAATGCAGCTTCACACATTGGATTCTCTTCCATAAACTTACGCCTTAACTTAGAATAAGCTAAGTCTAAGATTTGCATCTTCTTAGATTTAGGGTTTATCCTCTTCTTGTTTAACGGCTTAGCAGTTGGACCTTTTGATTTGTACCAGCAACTCTTGCAATACCGGCTGCCTTTATCATTCTTCCAAATGAACTGCTCAGTATTGCAATTGTTACATAGTTTCTTCTTTTGTTCAATCATCCTTGTAAGGCTTGTTGATTAACATTAGGTTTCAAAGTTAAATAGTTTTT